ATCTCATCTTAGATAGGTTTTGTTCTGGTTGTGCGTATGTTTCAAGAATGTCAGGATTTATAACCCGTTCATAATAGACAACTACACCGTCATCATCATAACGAGGAAGTAATACTTCTTTAGGATCTGTGACAGATTGTGAGGCATTCAATGTACGTGTAATACTATCAACTCCGGCGCCAGAAATTACACCAGAAGTGTGATTACCTGAAGATAAGCCAGAGGAGATTGAAACTCCACGGAATGTGTCTTGTACAGTTTGTATGACTCCCTGAGAATACGATCCGCCTTGTTTTGTAGAAGAAACATAATAACTACGATTAACAAACCCGGCATCATCTTCAGCCTGGAAAGCTCCAAGTTTAACAAACCCTTTACGGATCATTGTATCTTCATCACTATCATTTGCGATTTGAACAATTACACCTTCTTTGGGGTGATCTGGGATATAGCCTTTGTAGCCATTAAGTCGAACAGCTTCAGTTACTTCTTTCAGATCTTCTTCCAAATTCAGAGCCTGTATATATACCATCATACCACGAACACCGGTTTTATTATTGGCATATATGTCATGGATCTCACTACGTTCTTCGCCAGTAAGTTCTTCAATTGCATACAATGTAACCAGACGATCAATTACAGCTGTGTCAGTTTCAACGTAATTACCTGTTAGCTTATTAATTGCATATGCATTGGTAATCAGTTGGTGACCAGCACCTTGATCTGTCATGAATTTAGCCAACTGTAGAGCTTTGTCTTTAATATCGCCAGCAATAGAAGATGGGTTTCCACCATCTATCAAAGCTTCGGCAGCATCAATTGCACGACCACGAGCAGCATCCGAAGTTATCAAACGAATGGACTCACCTGGGTTAGATTTATCGTAGACTGAGGCAAAATCATTCTTACCAAAAGCTTTGTACATCAGTTTCCACTGAGCAGCAGTAGGAGCCGTATTGAAGTCTCCTGTCAGGATAGCTGGAAGATCTATACGAAAAGCCTGACGAACCTGTGAGATGTCTTTATTAACACTATCCAACAGCTTCAAACTTGCTTGGTTTATTTCAGTAGAGCCTACCAATTCGTTTACAAACTCTTGTATTGGAACCAAGCTATCTAAGCTCATGCCAGCATGTACCATGTTCTTAGTGATCTCAGTTGATACATCACCACGTTTAGCATCTAAGAAACTTGTGGCAAATGCTACAGCAGCTGTCAGACGTTTAGTTAATACTGCAGAATTCTCATCACGAGTTTTACGAGCATGGAATTCATCTGTAATCTCTGCAGCTTTCTTTAGTAGGCCAGAGGTTGCTTTGTCAGCAAGATCTATAGATCCCATCAATGGACGAAGGATTGAGAATTCTTTGTTACTCTCCTCAATCAGTAGGTTTTTAGACAATACGTTCAACAATCCAACAGCAGTATCACTGTGGATGTCAATTGTACCTACCGCTTTACGCATCAATACCGCTGTAGTTTGTGTCACAAATTTACTAAGTGTTGAAGCATCATTACCAGGAGGACGAGGCAACTTATCTAAGGCAGCCCGGAAACCTTTAGATGACTGGGATAGAGCAAAGAATACTGCGATTGCATCACTCATACCTTCATCATTTTCTGTATTACCCATAAGTGTCATAACAGTTGAAAAGCGTTCTTGACCAATACGACCTGAACCAAACATCTCAGGTTTAAGATTATCTGTGACATAGGTAAATAAACTATTTAATGTATCACTCGTTTGTGGATCTAAACGAGTTTCCATTGCGATGACCATGTGAATGGCACGGAATGTTTGTTGTTCATACTCATTTGGGGAAAACCCACCCATTGTGAGGTCACGTACAGCCAGAGCAGCTGCATCTTTGTAGCGATCTAATTGCTCAGTACGTTCTTCACGATTGTCACCAAAATCAAGAGCAGCTAGACGCTCTTTAATTAGATCAATCCAAAAGTTTGAGTAGTCATGCGCTTCAGGGGTAAGCTCACCATTACTGTTTGAGTTGTCGTTGCTCCCGCCTGTGCCTGATTCGATCTCAATTTCTACAGTATCTGTGGTAGGTGTTTCAGCATCTTCAATAATCGTTTTATTGTCTTGAATAGTCGCAATAGTAGATGGGATTGGTTCAGCCTTTATAGCCTTATTCAGCAACTTAACATTGGCAGCCACATTTGAGTATATGTCTTGCTTTAGATTACCACCCATAATACGTGCCATTAAAGCTTTTACCTTACGGGATAGTTTAGCTAGGACACTGGTACGAGTTGTTTTCAATACTGATACTAATTTCTCATTTGTTAGAGACCATAATAAGAAAGCATTCATCTGTTCTGCAGGAGTATTCAATCCGTTTATAGCATCCTTGGCTAGAACAGCAGTCTGTACAACTTCTGCACCATCATTAGAGAAATCTAAACCAAGAAATTCATCCTTCAGGATCTCTAAACGAGCAACATTTGGGTTGTGATCACCTGCATAGTGAGCATCTATGTGTTCTGCAGTTGAGTCCTGGATGATTTCTTCAAGAGGTGAAGCCTCTTTAGCTACAGCTCCGGCATCCAGATTATCTTGGATCAATACATTGATGGCATCTCTGTCCATCTCAGTATCGTCACCACGAGATATTGATGTACCAGATCCCCCCATATGATCAACAGATAGTGGGATTTGTTTGAATGCATCTTTACGGGCTTTGTTCTTGCGTTGGAAACCTTGCAACTGTTGTAGCAACTCTCGTGAATTACTAGAAGTTAGTGTGTTGTTAGAGTTCTTATTCGATTTAATACGCGCGTCATTATAGGCTTTAGATAGGAGATGTTTGTTAGTCTTGGTATCAGCATGACGAAGGAAACTCTCAAAATCTTCAACGATACTGATTAAAATATCGGAGTCCCAATTCTTCAGCACAGCAGTGTTGATACGGTCAGAATACTTCAGAACGTCAGAGATACGCATATCAATTCCATCAAACACAGACAGTGTATTTTCTGGAGCATCATCGGCACTGTAGATTTCATTCATCATCATAGCATCCCCACGACCAATAGAAATATAAGGGATAATTTTAACCTTGGACTCTGCAGGGCGTTGTAGTGAAGGTGATTGACGTAGGTTACCATCCAAAGTAGCGGATAGTGCAGCAGAGTTATCACCGTGCTGAGATGCTTCAAATCCACCTACAGCAAGGGTCTGAGATCCGTTACTAAATAGTGGAGCATACACTCTTAGTTCCTCTACCAGAGCATCATAATCAGACTGTGCAAGATCTTGGCGAGATTTAATCTTACCTTCAGCGATCTGATCTTTAACCATTTTAGCTAATCGTTCAGTAAATAGGGTGTCTAAGAAATTAGCTTGGACAGATGTCATAAATACCAAGTGATTGTTCACGTTTGTAATTTCAGATCCAATAACTTCCTTAGCCGAGTTGCTAAGAAGTGAACCAGTCTCCTCAACTACAAGCTCTTCAAATTGTTTAATGGCTGATTTACTGAAAGTGAAGGTAGCTGGATCCAGAGGATCTGGTAGCTTTTGACCAAACAACAATTCGATGTCTGCATTTACACCTGGGTAACCAAGGTACTCAGCAAATGTTACACCATCTTGGCTAGAAGCTAATTTACTATAGATCTCAATCATCATGTCATGTGCTAAACCTTTACCCACACCAGCAATACCGGAGCCATAGACAGTTTTTGTCATAGGGTTCTTTGAGCTGTTACGTGTAAGGTGAAACCTGTTCTTACGGAAATCTTCATCGGTGTTGGATGCAAAGTCACCAAACTTAACAGTAAGACGTGCTAGAGCATAAAGCTTTTCTTTATCTATTCTATTTGAAGCAGCAATATTCGCATACATAGTTTGCTCTGCGTACAATGAAGTTACTTCATATAGATCCTCAAAACCAAGCTTACCAAACAGGTGGTTTAGTGTGCGGTTTTTAACACCAAGGAAGAAGCCAACACGTTGGAAGTTGTCGTGATCTAAGGCTGTAAGTAGACCTTGGCCAAAGTTAGCCATCAAGTTAGCAGGCCCATCAGTTTTACCATCAAGCTCGAAAGATAATGATGTTTCAAACTTGGTTAGATCTGGTGCTACCTTTAGAGAGGCTACCGTAAGGATTGCAGACATTTGTTGCATATCCATACCATTACCCATTTCTTTGGCCATAACCTCTAGGTTCATAGTCTCCCCATTAAGATGTTTCACGGCTTCAGCAATACTGTCACCATATTTGGCTGCAAAGTCACCTTGGATACTCGCAAGAATATCATCATGGTTCTCATTCTCTACTTTGTTTATGCCTGAAGCTTGAGCCACGGTTAGCCAGAAAGCACGTTGGTGCTTAATAGATGTCATATCTAACACATCATTTGTAGGTGTAACTAAGGCACGTAAGATCTTGTTTGACTGAGGATTGATACCTTTTTGTTGATGACGCCCAACCTTGGTAACACCAACACCGTAGTAGACAGATCCACCTTCAGACATAGCAGCGATCACTGCTTGGGCATTGTCCCAATTATTTCGGATGGATGTATTAAGCCCATCTACAGAAAGACGTAGGGTAGCATTACCAGCGAAGCTGTCCATATCAACATAACCAAGACGTTCCTTGATGAAATCATATCCCAATGCTGTAGCAAACGATGACATGTTTGTAGCAAGCTTGTGTGGTGTATCCTGCATGTTCTTTATGGCAATCTGCTCTTGCTCACCTAGAGGTACGTCAGAACGCTCCTGAGTGGTATCAACATGGTCAATTTTCTTATCAAATGATGGCATAATATCTAATTCAGGTGCGATCGCTTTTTGTATAGCACCTCGTCCAACAATACCTATATCATCTTGGTACTTTTTCAGTCCGTCAATGTTGATTGTTACTGCTGTATTTTTGCCATCTCCCAAATTGATTTTTATTGTGGATAAGCGAATAAGATCTGTCTCCTGAGATGCAACCAATATGATCTCTTTAATTAGACCCTCAACAGCACGGACATCTACCATAGAATTAGTTTTGTCTATTTTCATATTCCAAGATTTCATAACCATATTAGTTATTTGAGTGACTGCACGGTTAGGTGGAACACCTGTTGCGATATCGCGGTAGTTTTCTTCAGTCACATCATGGATAGACAAACCAAGATTTTCCAAGGTCTCCTCCATACGTGACGGATCTCCAGGTGTAGTGGTCGTCATCCAATCCAATACAGTTGTGGCAGCTAAACCGAGAAGAGTAGGATCGTATAAACCAGTTTCTGTATTTACAAATACTAATGCTTTCTTGTTACGAAATTCTGCTGAATCCTTATCAGAAAGAATATGCTCATAAACAGTCTCTCCACCTACTTTACCAAATGGAACTGTTGATAGCCGAGATTGTACCCCATCAACAATTGCACCTAGATGTTCTGTTATAAAATTTTGGTAAACAATATGTTCTGGGTCTACTTGGTTTAAGAGACTTTCCGCATCTGTCCAAGCAATATCATTATCCAGAGGTTTGTACGTAGCGTTGAACCGGCTATCTAGTTTCGAGTAATCACGCTTATTTAGCGGTGTTTGTACGGTATCGCTTTGTCGTATAGTATTTTCTCGTTGGCTGGGTGCTTGACTTCCACCGGCCTTGGTAATGACTTGTTTGACATATGCTATTCCTTTCGGGAATTGTGCTGTTGCTCTGTCCTCGTCTAATATCATCGCTGCACCTAATTCGGCGAACAACTCAGAGAATAATGTATCAGCTTTTTTGAAACCAAGAGCGTAAGAGAAATACTCTTTAGAGCGTTTATTGACCTTGGTTGAGTCTTTGATTTCTTTATATAGCTCACCCTTCAGAGGGTCAAAACCAAGTTGATCCATTGAAAGTGTGCGTCCAGGTGTTTTTACAGCAGCACCATCAATCAAATGCATCAACTCGTGGAATAAAACATGTTTACCGAGTGCCAACTTACCTGCTTTAATATTTGTAATTATTTCTGGTTTAAGAGCAATAACACCCTCACCCCAATAAGCATGTCCATTATGATCCGGATCCTTGGTTATCAATTCAGCGAAGACTTTAACCACGTCAGGTAAACCCATCTGTTCAAGAATTGGAGACAAAACATTAGTCAGTGTTTTGGTATCTTTCTTGTTCAGAGCTTTATGTTGTACATTCTTATCCCAACCATTGATTGATTTAATACGATCATCAGGGGTTAGATTATCAAATTCAGCCTTAGTAGTAGGTTGTTTTACTAATGTGGTCTGCTCAACCTCTCCCTCGGTGGCGTTGTCTAGCGACAACACCTCCTCTTCCGAAGTTTCGACAGCCGTTGTGTCGTCCAATCCTTCTTCATTGTTCTCACCATCCTCTAGGTTAGACAGTGCTTGATCACTTAAAGCCTGTTCCTCATCCGTTAGAGTGTCAGTGTCACCAAAATTAGCTTCAGGAATGTCTGAAGGATCAATACTTGGTATGGGTGCTTCTTCTTCTGTTTTTGTTTCTTGTTTTTTAACAACAAGAGTTGGAACTGTGATCTTACCATTTGGGAATAAATCAGGGAACTGTTCAACCAGTAGGTTGTGAACTTCAGCTGCAACAGTAGCATCTTTGAACACATTTTGTGCTAGTGCAACTGAACCTTCACGACCGGGATGGAGTGTGATCGGTTTAGATCCCTTCGGGTGTCCTGCAGGTACAATCTTTGTGCCACCAACAATAGAAGCGAACTTCATAGGTAGACCTGCAACACCGTTGCCTGCTTGAGCAGACCGGTTCAGCGCATCGACTTTATTGGCAAGGTGAGTGGTGAATAAGCCAAAGGACTTAGCAACATCTGATGCACGTATAAGAATCCCCTCAGATCCTTTCTCAGTTGATGGGAACGTGCCAAATTCATTACGGGCACCTTTAGTTATATCAGCTACAAAATCATTTATAGAGCGTAATTTGTTGCCCTTTACGTCTTTAAACCCGCCCAACAGGATTGAGCGAGATACTTTATTACCTAGATCTAAACCAGGGGTGATTGATACTGTGCCGTCCTCAGCAACTTCAACCGTACCACCTACATGTTTATTCACAGCCTCAGAGATCTTACCTGCAGTCTTTAATAGGGTGCGTGCTTTCTTAGGAATCTTAGAAGCTCCACCAGATGTAAAAATCTTTTTAAGTAATTCAGGATGTACTGCAGTTGGGTTGATTTCAGCTAGAGCCAAAGTGTCAGCAATAACCTGCTCGTTAATTTCAATTTTGGATACATCCAACTTATTTTGATCAATTTCACTAGCACGTTTAACGATTGCACGTAGTTGGGTAGAGGCTAAAACTTTCTGAACTTCGGTACGAACATCAGCAGGAAGACTTTTAACTGAACGCTGTAATTCATTGATTTGTGTATTAGCAAACAATAAATCAGAGTCAGCCAATTTACGGATTTTAGTGGATTTGACACCTGCCAGAATGCCTTGAATATTTGATAAGATTGTACCATTAGGGGTAACATTTTTAGTAAAGCCAGGAGAAACTAAGATCTTTGCTTTGTTTTCAGCAATAACTGATACAGCTTCCGGGGTAGCTTTTTTGTCAGCAATGTAGGTATTAGTTAGAATCTGTGTTTGAGCTACTGCTTGATTTACCACACCAACGATCTTTTCATTTGGTCGATCAATAACATCCTGAACTTTATCGCCTACAGCTTCAGCCACAGGAGCTAATGCTTGTGCCACTGGTTTAACAACAGGAGCTGTGACCTTGGATACAGCCTTACTGGTAGCTTTTGCACCAGTACCGGCAGCATCAAGTATGTTTGCTGTGGTTTCAGATTGAGCAGCTTTTATTGTACCCTTTGCAGCAGATTTTAATACTGACCCAGCAGTAGAAGGAATAGCCAATGTGCCTGCAGTACCAATACCACCTACCAAGCCTTCAACAGCAGCAGAACCAACCCCTTCAAGTAGTCTTTGGTCTTCATCAGCATTACGTTGTAGGGCTACATTAGAAGCAAAAGTACCACCTGCACCTTGGAGAGTTTCTTCAACGCCTTCTGCAGCGATACCAGTAACTTTTTGCCCAACATTTTTACCTTTAAAGAATTTCAATGGATTAGTTTCTAGTTTACCAGCAACCTTACCAAAAGCGATAGCAGCAGGCAGGGTTAACGCTAAAGCCTCATTACCACCTAGTGTAGCAGTACGCTTACGTGCAGCATCAGGAGTTAGCCCTTGACTGATTAGATCACGGTATACTTGGGATCCTTCCATCAAATCTGCATGTGGAATCTGTAGAATGGTCATGGCAGTGTCACGATGAACTGACAGAGCTTCTGTTGTACCAATTGATAGGGCGGTAGCCAGATCTGCAGACTCTTTGGCAAGAGCAGCTGATTCTTTACCAACGATACCTGCAGCACCTGTGGCATTACGTACTGCGATCTTAGAAGCTACTCCAATCAACTTACCAGAGAAACCAATTGAACCAATACCAGAAGCAATAATATCTAACGAAGAGGTTGGAGTATCAGCTATACGTCCACCTGCATCTAATGCAGAACGACCAACAGATTTCAAGTTAGCTAGGAAGCTATTTGAGTCTTCAGCTAAATCCTTATCTAATTGTATTTTATTATCTTCTTCATCTAATGTGGACTGTAAATTTACTAACTGTTTTTGGTCTTTATTCTCTTTAGATTGTAGAGCCAAAATAGAAGCAGTCACTTGTTGTGTGTTTTGTTGGATCCCTTGAGCAGCATTATTAAATGCAGACCCATCTAAACCAACACCATCAGCAGCACTACCTACAGCTAGAAAAGGAAAAGAAACTGCATCACCTACAGCCCCAAGAAATGCAGAGGTTGCACCAGAGGCAACATCACCAGCTATTTGTAAGGCATCACGATTAGAACTATCAGCACGAATAAGTCCTTGACGTTCTTGGGCATTAATTACTTTTAGTCTATTGTCGTCACTAAGGACAATGGTCTCACCTGACGAATTACCTGTAAACTTACCAAGAGCTATACGCTCCGCTTCATTATCCGTTAGAATTACTTCGTCAGCCATATAAAAAAATCCTCAATATTCAGATACTGAAGTACCTAATACTGAGGATTTTAATAATAAGCCAGAGTTAACTTTTAACGAGTAATGCCTAATTTTTCAAAAAAGGAACGAATACTGTTACCTGCATCTGTTCCTTGTGTCCCTAGTTGTCTTGTGTTGCTATTAGATTGTGTACTTGCAGCTCCATCAAGTAATCGTGTAGCCTCAGACGCTGCAGTAGGTAATAGATTATCAGCATCAGACGGTCGGATAGGTACACGCTTAGAACCCCCAGAAGTTGTTGGATTATTTTGACGACTTAAATCTTGAATATGTTCAGGAGTAATTATATTACGTAAAGCTTTTAATTCTTTTTGGTACTTTTTCTCAAGAGCTTCAGGCACTTTAGCATTAGGATTTCGTTTAATCTTTTGACGTTCCTTTGCAACTTTTGTAAATGAATCCAATTGACGATTACGTTGTTTGAGTTTGTTTTTATTTATTTGTGTTTTTTCAAGTGTACGATTGTACACAGTTTCTTCAAAAAACCGATTAAATACCTCATTTGTATTGTTTTGTGCAATACCATCACCAAAAGCAAGAGCACCATTTTTACCAAAGAAATATCCATCATCTTCTAATGAAGAAATTCGAATGACTTCAGCAGCTTTAGCTAATGTAGTACTATTGTCTTCAGCTACTTTTTTGATGGCAGCTGTAAGTTCATTACCAGATAGTTTACCTGCTTGAGTGCCCTGTAAAGCAGCAGCTAGATACCCAGTAGGATCTGATTCTGCATTTTGAGCACCAATAACAGCACGACTAAACGGACTAGCCTCTTCAACTTTAGCTAATGCAGCATTTGAGTTATTTATAGCAGCTGTAATGTCGATATCATCAACATCGGTTAAGCCAGGGTTCAAACGTTTGTACAGTTCACTATCTGGGTTAGCAAAAGCATCAGCAATCTTCTGGTTCTCAGTAGTAATCTGTGCAGATGTAAGTCCTGTAGTGTCACGATTTGCAATAAAATCACTAACCTGTGTTTGTGTTAGAATTGTATTATTTGCTGTAATACTACGGATAAAATCATTTGTACCTTGATCAATATTGTGTTGGTTAACTGCCTTAACACTTGCATCTCCAGTAGCACCTGATGCAGTTAATGGTGCACCAGATTGACCAAAATTATCGAGTTGTTTTTGTGTAAGATTAGACACTGTAGTATCAAAATCATTTAAAGCAGTCTGGAATGAGGATACACGAGGGGATCCATCTAAATTTGTAACACCATTAGCTAGATTATCTTGACGAACTGCCGCTACTAAACGTTGTCGTTGTTGGGCTTGTTTAGTTGCATCTTGGCCTTGTTGGAATTCAAGAGCTGTACGACCCTCTGAAGCATCAGCACGCCCACTGGCAGCCAATGTAGAAGCAGCAGAAGCTCTTGCACTATTAGCTTGGGCACCAGTCAAATCTATATTTGCGCGATCCTGCTCAAAACCAAGGACTGTACCACGAAGCTCTGCAATACGCTTAGTCATACCTACAGATAGGTTCTTCCCATCAAATGAGCCAGTATCAAGAAAACTTGCGAGATCCTCTTCAGAGCCTAGCTGTGCTATCTCGCCTGCTAACGCAATATCATTTTTTTCCTTCTGACCTGTATCCAGATCTTTTAGGATTGAAGTTGCAGTGTTGAAGCCTCGGTCTAGTGTTTTTGCTGACTCAATGGCAAGATTATTACTCGCAGAGAAGTTAGGTGCAGCAATCTGTTTTACTTGTAATTGGGACATAGGGATATTCCTTATATGCTACGCAGTTTAATAGCTTCTGCTGCAGATTCACGAGTATTGCCCATAGCTGTCGCACGAGATTCTAGTTTGTCTGCTAAAGACCCGTTAAAAGCTTGACGCTCATTAAATAGATTGGTCTCAAAAGCACGAGACTGCAGATCAAACTGGTCTTGGGCCAACTTACTCTGCTTGAATGAGTTAATGATTGCGCCAATGGACTGTACAGCACCGAAGGCTGCACCAATACCTTTGAAGTTTAAGGAGTTATCTTTATTCTTAAAAATCCCTGATAGTCCAGCCTTGGCTCCACCACCTTCTAGGAAGTTTGTATTAACATCCCCTCGTGGGGTAAAAGGGCTATTGACTTTCGATTGTGAATAGTCACGAATAGCCAATTGTTTTGTGTCATCTTGTTCATCTGAAAAACTCATAATTCTAAACTCCTCGTGTTAATTTTACCTGTAGTACGAAAAAGTAAAAAAGACAATTCATATTATCTATACCAAATCAGGAAGTGTTAGGTTTAATGTTGCAAAATCTCGGATCATGTTATGGTCAATTTGTGCAATGTCAGTCCCAGTCAGTAATGTACGTTGTAAAAATACACTAGGAGTTTCTGGAGTAAACGCAGAAGCTGAACCAATATTACTATTAGCTGGGTCTGTTAAATACAACGTAGCGTAGAAACTGTTACCACCTAAACCTAGTTCTTCGGTAAGCTCCTCAATACGTGTAACCTGTTCCTCATAGTTTTCTCTAGTTATGTCTAGTTGAGCCATAAGTTCACTGGCTTCACTTTGTACAAAATCTGAATACGAAGAGCTTAGAGCGTTTGTCATTTTCAAAAGATTTTCAGCTCTTAGCATACTCCCCCAGTCAATTCCTTTAAATCCTCCAGCAGAGAAATCAGCACTCATCACTATAGTGCCAACAATTGCAGCTACAATCATCCCCAACTCATCACCAAATACTTCTACTGCTGCTTTGGTTACAATGTTAGCAACCACTAGACCGGCTACAGCATTTACAGCAGCGCCTATTACCAAAGCAGCAGTACCAGAAGCACCAAGTGCTGTGCCGATTGCTAAGTTTGATCCTAGAATACCTCCACCAGCCAAGGATAACCCTCCAGTGTAGAAGGCAACAATTACAGAGAGTATTGTCAAAACAATCGCAAAAGCACCTCGTTGGTACCATTTCTGTTTAACTACAATATATGAGTTAATTACTAAAAGACTGTTACTACCTACTAAATTAGCCGAGTCTTTTACAGAAAGTTTTCGTAGAACTTTATCCGTCAGAGGTAAGATTAAACCAGAAGGTTCAGGATCTACTAAGGCATCCGTTAAAGCAATAACAATATTCTCATTACCATAAATGTGATTGATGTAATTGAACCCAATCACGTGGAGTATGTCCTGCTCTGTTGCTGTTTTTTGATGAGTAATCTTAACCCTGCCGGTCTCATTTAGATTAAGATAATCGAAGGGGTCAGTTAAAACCTCTACTGTAGTGTCTCCTATTTTTCCTGAAATCGTTACAGTTTCTTTTATTATCGTAGTCCAAACATATTCTGTATGTATTGTAGTAAAGTTAGGTAGACTTTCATATGAGTTGAAGTTGAGTTTAGTGAATGGAACTTCTTTAGGTGTGCCTGCTATTGTACTGGGGTATGCGGCAATCCATAAGTCCCAGTAAGCCAAGGAAGGAAACGTGAAGTTTGTCTTAGTGTAGAGGTCAAGAAAATAGTGATATATATATTTCTTACTTGAATGATCTGAATCATTAACAGATATCCCGTTAAGCATGTATATGTAATCCATATCTCCTATATCTGCATTGGCTTCAATTTGGTCAAGCAACACCTCAATATCACTACCACCTGTACTTTTTTTATAGGCAGCAGTTATGCCAGGATACTCTGTAGAAAAATCAGCATGACGTATGGATTTGTTATCAACTCTTAGGTTTATAATTGGGTAGTAATCATCCTCAAATATTGCGTTGTATCCTGCTAAATACTCAGCGTAATTTGGATCTGTGATCAATAACTCATCATAAGTCACAACCATTACACCACCTATGTAAGTGTAGTCGCTTACGTATAGAGCGTCTAAATCATAACTATCGGTGGCATAGTAAGTATTAACTGGGCCACCATCGTATGTAATTACCCCTGAACCAGTTCTCCCAGGTATACCGGGCCAGTAGTAGTTCATTGACCAGTATGCTTTAAATGCTGCATCAGAAACACCTGAAAACAGTTCAGCAGTAAACAAAAAAGGGTTAAACTTCCCTATGGTTTTATTTGTGCCTTCAGGTCTGAACACAATATCGGTAGCGTGATCCACAATAAGTAGAGGATTAATATCCTCCCTAAAAAGGTACACATTGTCAATATACATCTGCCCTTCTGGGTAATTGGTTTTTGCCCAAGTATAGTAATTCTTTTGAGTAGTTGAGGGATTTTTCTGCCGAAATGTTGTGACAAATGAAGCAAGATCATGCCCACTTGTCACTGCATTTTGTAACCCGATTTTATACAAATCGGGTGCATTTTCACCAGCTAAATTGTAAATAGTAGATGCAACATACGTGGTGTATTTGCTACTAAAAATTCCCATAGAAAGTCACCTTTTTGGTATTATGGATTAACAGTTCCTAGGTCATTGTTTACACGGATCTTGGCCATTACTTTATCCACGGTGGCGTTATTTAGTTCGACTGGGATGGTTAAACCTTCATCTATGTTTTTCTGAATTATCCAACCATCTAGGAACATCTTAGCTGATTTGTATTCAGCATCCCGTTGGTATGAAGTAATCTGTTGACCGTACAATTCTTTCTGTTTCCCAATAGAACCTACAACGGTGGTAGTATCTGTTCGGGTGTCTAGTGTCTTAGCCCGTTCACTTTCAAGCTGTTCAGCTAGTACGCCGCTTTGGCGTCCAACAATCCCAGCAACAGCAGTAATTCCATCAGTACGTGTATCCATGGTTTGTCCACGTTGTACTTCTGTCTGTTCACCAACTAACGCTACTTGTGCTGGCAACTGAGTATCTAACTTATACTGTTCTTGTGATTTTTGGATTGGTAACAACTGTGTCAAATTAAACTGAGAAATAGCTTCTTCTGTAACTAATGTTGTGGCTAGATTATACGCAGCAATGTCACGTTGAACCGGTAGTATATCAGTTAGTTGGAAAGCATCCAACGCAACCTGTGCAGGCATCACAGAAGCTACTTGGTAATCAGTAACAGCTACATTAGAAGGCATGACTGTGTTTAGATTATAGTTAATTGTGGCAAGTTCTGCAGGCATTAAACTCTCAACCCGGAATGCTTCACCTACTGTTTTGGCTTCAGTCAATGAAATTTCACCATCAATCTGTGCCAATTTAAGTTTAGTAACACTGAATTGTGCAGCAGAATTCTGCATATCAAATGTGAGTTTATTGGTTTCAACTTTTGAGCGTTCAAGATCTATCAATGCTGTGACAACACCAATCTCAGCAGCACGAGCTTGCATCTGTGCTGTAATTGAGTCCCAACGAGCTTTATCTTTGTTCAGTAGAAATTGGGTGGAATTAGCGAGAACGCTTGTCATAACGTCTGTGTATACTTTAGCGTATTGATCACCAGATATACGGTTGTTTTTGAATTCACGATCAATATGTAAATCGACTGAGGCCATCAACGTATCAAATACACCGGCGCCATCTAAATCTTTTTCTGTTAGTTGGGCCAGAGTAACTGTCTCAACCGTTTGATAAATCTCTGAAGTTATATCCGCAACATAATTAAAATCAGCACCCGACAGATCCACCGTTGGTGGTACTGGTGCATTTGCTGTGAGGGAGGTGTACAAAGCATTAGCTACTGTGTCTGCTTCGCTTCCATCATGTAAATCTATATGTGCCATTGTACATCTCTCTCATTAGTTATAATTTATTCGTTACTTATAGCACCTGAAGCGGCTTGGCGAGAGGCCAATGCACTACGCTCACTATCAGACAATGGAGGCAACACTTCGATTGAGAATTTAGAAATCAATGTTGTCTTGTATTGCTTAACGCCAAACTGACCACCTTTTTTCTCTTTACGAAGAACGAACTTCATTTCACGTAGGCGATCAAGCAAGCATTGCTGGATGTGGTAACCTTCTTCAGATTCATCACCATAAGGAATATACTTGGAAACTTTACCAATATATTTACCAACAACAGTCTGAATTGAGCCAGTCAACTGAGAATCTGCAGGATCTAGGTTAACAATTCGTACCCGAACCAAAGCAAGAGCTTTTGCACGTACAACCTGACGACACAATACTGGGTCAGAGATTTTGTTGGCATCCATCAATACCAACTCAGCGTTGGTGGGTGGGCCTTTTGGTTTTGGTTGTTTTGGGATCTCTGGGATATCATCCATCTTACTTGGAGCATCATCAACAGGGCCAGCAGTTGCGGTAGCTGTGGATAGTGAAACAACAGAAGTAGTAGAGTTATCTATCTCAGAAGTTGAGGGGGAAGTAGCAATATCACTAAGATTCGTAGGAGCATCTTCTTTAGATGCTTCATCGCCACCAGAAGTTGACATGGAGTCCATAAGTTTCAAAGCATCAATGATTTTCTTTTTAAGACTATCAACACCGGAATTACCTGAAAATGTGAGTTTTAGTTCTGTTGCGAGTTCACGAATAGCAACAATATCGGTCACAGCATTAACGCGATCAATCTTATCTTGTAGTGTTAGGTTTTGAGAATTATCCATTGCAAATCTTTCATGTTGGATTTCTATTTATAAGAAAGGGGGCCGGTTGGCCCCCTTAATTGAGTTAGTTATTCTAGATCTTACTCAGGAGCAACTGTTTTTACCAAACCAATACGTTCAGAACGTAGGCTGATGAAGCCGTGGTAGAAGGTAATGCTTGAGAAGCCAATCTTACCATAAGGATCCGATACAGTTGCCATATCAGCACCAGGCTTCTTAACAATAATCTTAAACTTCTGCTTACCGTTCTTCGCGCCAGAGCTTTGAAGACCGACAGTAGCAAAAGAAGCATCACCAACAACCAACATCGGATAAACGTTATAACGTCCACCAGATTCTGCGTTACCTGGGTTTGTGCCCACGTCAGCGCCAGCACCTTCCCAGTGCATCATATTTGGAACGATGATAATGCGGAAGTCACCGACAGAACCAATTTCACCATTCAAGATTGTGGCTGCATCTGCATACTTACGAATAGGTACGAATGCTGCATTACCAAGACCATCAACCATGTTTTCAACAGTAATCTGAAGCTCAGAACCAATGTAAAGCAAACGAGAAGCATTAACAGTCATTGTGTCTGTCATCCGTGAACCTTTGATCACTTTCGTGTTCTTAGGAGTACGGTTGTCATCCAGAGTAATACTCAAACGTTTTAGGTCAGAGTAGTCAACAGTTGAGATGTTTGCACCTTCACCTGTAACTTCTTTAGTATTGGTAGCAATACCACCAAACACGATAGTACCAGCAGCGTTAAGCAAATCAATCTGCAATAGATCTTCAGTGATTTCATTCGCACCAGCCAACAGTTCACGAGACATGTGACCGTAAAGCTCACTATCAGTATCAAAAGTCAACGAGTCTTCAGTAAATTCAGTGAAGAAACCATGTTCAGCAAGTGTACCAGAACGTTCGATACGAGAGAAGCCAACGCGGTTAACACGACCACCTTCTTCGTTCATTGTCGGCATACGACCAGCGATTGTACCAACATCTTTAGAAGAGCCGTACATATTACCGCCAGCTTGAAGCTTCACAGCACCAATATTTTCTGCAACAACCAAATCAGCTTTCGCTTCAGTAAGGTACTTAGCCTGTAGAGCATTAACAGTAACTGACATGAAACCAGCACCAGAAACACCAGAGTCATTGGCACCAAGAGTAGCAACTAAGGTTGAACCAACATTATCATCAATGTTGACTTTAGCTGAAGCACCATCAGCGTTTGCAACTTCCATAACCAATGCAGGAAATGTTACAAAGTATTCTGTCAACGACATAGTTGCACCAGCAGCATCCAAACCTTGGTCAGAAACGTTACGGTCATCCAAAAGAGGAACGTAGTAGTAAACCTTCAGCTCTTTACCATAATGCTTTGGCATTGAACGGACATCAGCTAGAGGTGAGAAGAACGACTGTTCAACAGCATCAATGAGCGAACGTCGATCCCAGTAAGAAGTGTTGTACTGTGTTCCCATTGTTGACGGGGAGCCACCAGCAGGATCATTATATAACTGTGTCATGAGGAATTCCTTTCATTCTCTCAAGTGGATTACTTTAGCCTGGATCTCCGATAGCTAACATTTGCTCGTCGGTCATGCTATTATAATCCGGTGTGTCGTCCTTTCCAGGATTGGAAGGGGTGCGACTTTGGGGTTGTGAAGAGAGACTAGGATTGGGCAACGCCGTCTTCTGCTTGGCTGCCTTCCGTGGGCCAGTGTCAACAATCTTGGCTTTTACTTTAGCGGGATCGGCTGAGTTGCCTTGGTCTGGTACAGAGTTAAAGTCACCACGGTTTGTCATTAGTTGTCCAACCATTTTGTACGCTTGTATAAACGATACGTTAGTTAGTTTGCCGACATTACGCTGGTAATTCACCTCATTGTTAACTTTCTCATAGATCCCATTATCACGTTGGTCAAGTAAACTTGTGAATAAAGTTGGATCTTCTCGTAAAGCTTCTTTAGATTCATCGTCCCAACTTGAGACAACTTCATCAATAAATCCTTGGCCACCTTCACGATCTTGAGTTGCTGTGATGGCATCTGAAAATGCTAAAGTCTTTGCATCTCCTTGATAATTAGGGTTTTTATAATTATCAGCACCTTCCATATCCAAATCAATTGGATCAATTTTATGAGAGGACAACAACTTTTTAATTGCTGCAGGATCACCTTTGTCGAGATCAATCAAGTAACTTAACTTATTTACATCATTGATACCATGTTGAGTTAACATCTGATTTAACTGACGCATTGGCTTCATTTCTGCCAAACGACGGGAGTAGTTAACACCCATCTGCATCATACGAACAACATCCTCAGGATCTTTAACTTCCATGTCTTTGCCATCTGCTTTGAACTTTGCAGTAACTTTGTCATAGAATGATTGAACATCCCCAGAAGGAGCTGCAACCTCTTGAGGTTTTTCTTCCTTCTTTTTTGGTTCTATTTTTTTGACATCAACAGCAGGTGCCTTATCATCCGGATCATGGCCTTCCTCTGGCGTTGGATCTTCTTCTGTTTTTTGTTGTTCCGGCTCCAATGTGCCTTCTTCACCTGTTGGGGTGTCAGACCCATCGGGTTGTTCTGGATCTTGGTCGGCAGGATCTTTCGGATCAGCTTCCTGATTGTCTTCAGCAGCACTAGGATCTTCCTCCTCTGAGGTAGTAGTTTCTGGCTCCTGGGATTCATATACAGGTGCTTGATTTTCGGCAGCCTGCATTTCATCGACCTGTTCTGGTGTCAGAGCCATTAACTCATCATCAGTAAGAGAATCGAATGTTTTTACGACAGTATCATCTGGCATGATTGTTATCCTTTCAGGTTAGGGTTTATTTACTGCGGCTGCTTCAACTGATTCGTCGTAAGCTTCCTGTAAATTTTTAAGTTCTTCACTAGCAATAGTGCCCTTTTGAATAAACTCAGTTAGGAATGTACGTAGGTTTGCAATGCCACGTAGATCTTCTACAGCACCTTCAAAACCTTTAGGTGTTAGTTTACCTGAAGCCATCAAAGAACCTAAACGGTGTGGTTCCTGTACCATGTAAAGATCCATGATAATTAGTTTAAACTCAGGTGATTCAGTTAACTTACGTGAAGCGTCTGAGAGTTTGATGAGGTGCTCACAAGCTGCCTTATGTTCTTCATATTCTTCGAAGGTCATTGCAGTAGGTTGAGCTTCCTGTCCTCCATCGTCATATAGTGTGGTCATCAGAGTATATCCTTTCAAGATAGTTGATTTCACGGTTTATGGTTTAGTTATTGTGGTAAAGCAAGGGGTTCCTGTGGAACATCTGGTAGAAAATCAGCTTGTGGTTGCGCTGCAGGTTGAGCATCAATAGCCGGAATCTGTTCAGGTACTGCGTCATCACCTCGATTAGACAACTCATTGAAGCCAACTGCAGCAGAAATTAGACCACTAGGAGTCTCACCACCCAAAATACCTTTGGTCACTTCAAGATCTTGGTTCCCACGGGCCTGTGCAGCAGAGGCTTCGATACCTCGTTTGTGGTTTTCACCAGTCAAGTTCTGTTGAGTTTCCATACCAATCTTCTCAGCTTCAGCAACAGTCTTAGCAACTTTGGCTTTTTCAAGATCCAATTCAGCTTGTGCCTGCTCAATAGCAATCTCTGCAAGACGAACTTGTTGTGGATCTGGCTCTGGGCGATATGCCCGGATCTTTTCAGCCAGGTGTGGCATACGTTTAAGATCTGCAATCTCAGACAGAATAACTGCATTCATACCTGGATCTGCATTTGGGCCTTGTGTCTGTAGGATGAAACCAAGGTCTTGAGCTTTAGCTTCATCGGCAGCAGCGGTAGATATGGCAACTTTCATGTCGAACTTACCTTCAAGTTCATCACGACGTACAGTTACAAACTCTTCATCTGTTACTCGAACAACTTCTTCATCTGTTAAGAACTTCTGATTCATTGAGATGATTTTTTCACCAATATGTTTCATACCTTCAGCTAAACGACGAAGAATACTAATCTCACGTTGACCAGCTGCATCTAGGGCACCATTAATACCACGAGCGACTGAACCAAATGCATCACCGGTTATACCTCCTGCAAAAGATTTAACTCCGGAAAGCCCTTCAGCTTCAGCATTCTGAAGTTGGGACATTTGTAGAGCCGATGTAGGGATCTCTGAGTAGGTCATCTGTTGTACAGCAACTTTAGGGTCAGAGTTTGGATTGTATTCAAAATCTTCACCAGATGTGAAGCGTCGTTTATTAACTGGATCTAAGAAACCTTTGGCATACCCTGTTTGTCCATTGGCAGAACGACCTAGTAAATCAATCATACCTCGACTAACTGCACCCAACACGCGTTGGTTGTCTTGCAGGATCGAAGCATCAGCCTCACCAAAAGCAGATTCTAGGATCGGCATGTACGGAACAACTACAAATGGGGCCTTACGATCAGGAAAAGGATTCTCAGTCATCTGGATGATTGTATCACCAATGAATGAAACCAAAATAGGAACCATTTCACCGTCACCGTGAATATCAAATAGACCCCAGTATTCATACACCAAGATTTTCTGTTTATCTGTATTTACTCGTGTATCTGCTTCTGGAGTATTTGAAGTGTGATCCGGGTCACCGAGTTTAGATTTAACAGCATTTGCACGCCATTGGACTTTATCCAAGTTTTTAAAAGACTTACGTTTTCTGATATCAGATTCGGTTGCCTCGTAGGTATAGATCATAAATTGCGCATCTTCCCATACTCCATCACATGATGGATCAATGAAGAAGTTACGTATATTAATTATACGGATAGACGGTTGGTTGACTGTAATCTTGTTCTCATAGCCTTGTTCAGTTCCAGTCTCTTCTGCAGTAACTGGAGTACCATTTTCAATAGTGTATTCTACGGCAGCCTGAATATCTTCAGGTAAATTATAAAACCGAGGATCCTCATTCTGAAGTAATTCCCCTGCAGCCTGTAGAGAGGCCAGTAATTCTTCATTTTCAGGATTGATTTCAGAGTAGGAGTACACAGGTGCATCCACCAATACCTTTTCAACCTTACGTTCCCAACCTACACGAAGAACGCATGTACCTTCATCAACAGTTGTGCGCACATACCGGTCAATGAAAGACACTTTACTTAACTTAGTATCAAACTGCCAGTTCAGTAGAAGTTGGTTTTGTCGTGTTGCTGCAACATCTGCTGCGGTACGTGGCTTCAACTCATACATACGATCAGTATCTAAAAATGGTTCTGATAATGCAGGGTAACGCCATTCGTTATGTTTACGGATAAGTTTGGGCTGAACTTTCGAACGCCCAACCTTGTTTGTTTTATTCCCGGATTCTTTGCCTGTGGCATTACGAAGAGCTAACCACCCATCAACATTGGCTGCCTGATCTTTGTTTTCTGGACGAGCAAATTCAAGATCCCCTTTTAAATCTTGTATGGAAGGTTCTTTACTCCACTTAGTTAGACGATCTTCAGGAGCCACATCCAATTTCTCTGGATCCGTAGGCAACTCGCTACCACTCTCATTTTTATGGTCTATGGTATCATTGGTTATTACATTAGAACTGTGCGCCATTACGGAACTCCTACTTATTTATGAGCCAGATACAACATCTGTTACTTTATTGTAAGCATCAACTGCAACTTGTTTTTCACCTGCGCACTCTATTAGAGCATCTCCGAGACGTCCCATACGTATTTCATCTGAACCAACAGAAGAACCTCTGACCGCTTTTATTACAGACAGGGGGTGAGGACAGGGTTCCGAAATATTGGAAGGTAGTCGATCAGGGCGTACCCCATCGCCGCTGAAGCCGAAACACCCCGTCAGGGCCAACACCAGGGTTGTCATTAGTAGCGAGTGTTTCAAGTTCATAGACTAGATCCTCTTTTTCGGTTTTTAATGTCTCAAGTTTGGCTGCCTGTTTAGCAACAACTTTACCTAAGTCAAATAGTTCCTCTTGAGTTTCAAGCCTGACTTTCTCAACTTTAGCGTAGGCGTACTTCTTACCATGACTAAAACCAAAGAAAAATGTACCTGTGAGGAGTACTAGAACAACACTCCCCATGATTAAATGGCCTTGGATTCCTGTAAATAATTTGAACATTACATAAACTTCTCTACCATACGATTACGAAGAAATTCTCCTACAGCTTCGGCAGACAAGTATTTTTTAAGATCGTCAGGCAATACTCGGATATCCCATTTACCACGTTGTCGTATACCCAATGTAGGTTGAACTTCAGCATGAGTAAGACATGTCCACTTAGAGACACGGATATCGAAAAGACGGCAATACTCAGCAGAGCGTTCCAACATACCATCTATACCAGACATTGTAATTGGTGACTTACCTGCATTAACCATATTACCATTAACAGTCGCAGCTGCCATACAAGCGACTGATAGGCCAATTGCCCCGGTGTTAGCGTTGAGAGTGTGAGATACACCTACCCGACCAGGTATGTAAAAAGCTTGCTGCTGTGCTGGTGCAATACCATCATAATGGTTTCCCTCCTTATCAAACACATCGTTGTAATGTTTTAATGTGAATGGGGAAACAGTATATGAGCCAGCTGTCCAATGCCAATGAATTCTTGTAATTCCCGAAGGGTCAAACAAATCTTCTTTATGTTCAGCGTTCAAACCAGTACTAAAGTTGGCTAGTGCTTGGTGGATGGCGTTTCGAGTAGCAGGCCCATTCATACCATCAACAGTCAAAGGTTTATCTAAAATGTTAAAAGAGTTGATACGGATTTGATAATCTCGAACAGAGCGAGGAAAGGCATGAACGTTTGACATATTATTCTCCTAATGATTTCCATAATCCTTGAGCAAATAAGTTACGCTCAAACTGCAATATAGGCACACCTGTCATAATATCTATATATGGTTTACCTGTAGTTTTGTTGGTGATAGGGCACCAATGTCCTGCGTATATTTCCCAATTATCCGGGGTTGGTTGGTCATCCTGGTATGTGATTAACCATGGCCCCCAATATTCTACACTCTCTGATGGTGGCCTGTTTACGCCCACCCCAGAAAAACTCTCTTCTGTGTTTACGTTAACAGTGGTACGTCGCTTTGGTGCATCATCAAATAACACATAAGCAATAAGACCTTGTCCCTGTGTATCAAAGGTACATCTGCGTTTACGTAGTTCACCTAAGATTACAGCACCTGAAGGTAGGATGTCTATTCTGTGTACTACTACGTTTGTAAATGGGGTGAGCATGAATATATCTCGATACATACGAGATTCTGTTAATTTAGGGGATTGTATAATTACGTTCTGAATAATAAATAGTAACGCTAAACCTAAAGTAAAAGTTCTACGAAATCGATATCCAGGTTTATAAGTTAGATCACCCATTTGCACTAACCTCACCATCTTTCAGATCTTTGTGTTGTTTAGCTAAAACCTCGGTACGGTACTTAAACTTGTCCATGATATACCGGATAAGTAATATACCCAGCAATCCCATCATGAACGCACCAGTAGTACCAGCTTCATCTGAAATCTTAATACCTATCATACTTTCCATAAGTCCTAATGCAAATGGGCCTAAGTATTTAGCACATATTCCACCCATAATTATTGAACCTACACCAGTTTTCCAATGTTCACGTTCAGAGTACCAACGAACAGCACCCCCCGCCATACCTGCAAAAACTACAGACACTGTAGGGTCATTATACATAAGTTGTACAATTGATCCTATAATTATAACGGTAGAGGTTGTGTTGTCTATGACAACGTTTGGTTCAACAACTTGTAGTTTTGTTAGCATTACACGAAACCTCTGTCCTCGAAGCGGGTGTCCTCTTGTACTTCAGACACGCTGCTATTGTTTTTTGCTTCATCCTCGCCAATGTGTCGTAAGTAGGTTGCAAAGTAAGCATCGCCTTTGGCCGTATGTTCTGCCCCATTCATATGGGAAAAATAAAGAGATGCAACGAATAGTTGTAATGCTATCTCCAAATTAGGTGGTAAATTAATATTCTCTGTGTCTGTGATAGGTAGATGTTTTGACTGATACCGGATTCGCACCTTCGGATTCAGAAGTAACATACTATCTGTTGAAAATCGTAAGCTATTAAAATTAGGCGTCATTATGTGCCCATTGGTGTCATGTGCATGTGTACGTCCATCCTCTGCGATCACATCCAACACCTTCACAAAATCAGTCTCAACAAATGCGACGTTATCAACCACTTCAAGATAATCACCCACACCGGCATCAGTGAGTGGGTAGAGTTGTTTACTTGTTTGAAATGTGAGATCCATCATAGCCGTAACCAGAGGGAATTTAGTAGAGAGATCTACCAACCCTTGGTTTGTAAGACTAAGAATTGTCTTAACATAATCGGGGTTCAATGCACCTAGATTAGAATTATCTACAGCGGCTGTACTTTTCAATTGCCCCATAGCTAGGCGTGAAGAAAATTGTGTAAATGTCATCATAGTAGGATCCGATCATAATTTGAGAAGCTTAAACCACATAAGATCCAAAAGATCCATCATCAATCTCTTCTGCGTGTAAATCATCTTTACCCCATACATGCTCATTTCGAGGCACAGAATCGTCTCCCTCAATTGGCACATCTAACCCGTATGGTTTCCATGGATTCATGTTCTGAAGCATAGAGATTGTATCAAGAGAGTCATCTTTCCCTTTAATACCATCTTTAGTAGCCAAAGCAATCTGCTCCATCATAATACCAAGAACTTTACTGTTTTTCATCTCTTTAGCAAAGAATATCTTCTCCGCTTTAAACAGTGGAACCACAAGATTAAGCCTGGCTAATTTGTCTACAACTGGACGAATGCCAGGCTTTCCTTTTTCCCCAGCCAAATTAAAATAAGTATCCCGGTTCTGCATCTCCATCTGAATCCACTGAATAAACCCACCTTGTTGACCTGAGATCTCTACACCAACGCTCTGAGGGGCGTATTCATCAACAAAATTAAACAAATCTTTCATAGTTAAATCCATGGTTTGTCGATCACATATACCGTCTACCCAGATCCAGTTACCCATGTAATCGTATGCCCATACAGAAATAACTGAGTAATCAGCAGTCTGTTTAGAAGATGTTGCAAAGTCAGTTGTAATGTAAAAATTGTACAGATGTTTATTTCGTAGAATGTCAGAACGACTTTTCCAATAAATATCCCCTTCTTGGATTAGCCGGCTCTCATCTGAAGTAATACGAAGCATTAGCTCCTGTCTGAAGTTATTTAACTTACCGGTTCTGACAGCTGCATCATACTGATCTTTGACATACGAGTATGCAAAACGATCTTCCCAGGCGCCACGAAACTCCTCTTCAGTACAGGGAAACTTCTCACATATTGGCCAAACGTTTACCTGCCAGGCGCCGGATTCAATTGCTTCGTACACAATATCCTCTTTGTTGAAAGGAGTACCATTTAGAATCATCTTCCAACGTGTAGGATCCAAAGCAAAGGCGACACCTGAGTACACGGTGGCTTTAATCGCTTCCATGGCAGTCTTTGATTTACTATCAGCATCTGAAACCAAGTCATCCATGACAGCGAGTACGGGTCGTTTACCAAATATCTTCGTACCACGAATACCAGATTTAGCACCGAACATCTTAACTCCAAGTTGGCCGCCTGCTCTATTTTTAAATTCTAAGTAGTTTTCTGTGAACTTAGCTTCAGGAACCCAATACTGCATGAACTCTGACCGGTTATACCGGGTTTCTATGCTATTACGTGCAGATTTCACACCATTGTCCATGGAATCAGAAATATACAACATCCCGGTTACTTCACCAAAGTTGGGTAACTCCCCAAACACAGCAAGAAACATAACCAAGTATTCCATCATAAGTGTGGTTTTTGCAGTACCGCGAGCACATAGGTTTGCTGTTCTCGGTTCTTTGGTTGCAATTTTATCCAACATGGCCAAATGCATAACAGGAGTTTTGTTGTCTTCTCCAATATCCCCATTAACCAACTTGATGAAATTCATGAACTTTAGTGAAAACTCTGACGGCACATATTTACCATCATTTAGTTTATCAAAGTCAATCTCGTTGAGAAAATCATCAACGGTCTTCTGGGTTATGTAATCTTCCATGAATTCATCAGCTGTTTGGGTCATGCTGGGGTAACATTTTTCATAGGCATTTGAGCAATATCATTTGTGGTTGTATCAGGGTCGTGCTCAATAGCTTGAAGTTGCTTCTTACCTAATTCTCGTAGGTTATGTTCTAGGGCAGCCATACCATCGGTAACAGCAATCTCAATTTTTAATTCTGCTTTATTCTCTTCAGGACGCTTCAGATGGGTCAACAATGAGTTAGCAGCATCACATCGTACTTTATCACTCACAGACGGATCAACCATAAGATCGTGTTGGGTATTCAATGCCTTCTGAAAGAACTCTTGGTTCATGAGCCAAGTAGGAACATATGCCCGTTCCATTACTTTAGTGACTAACTGTCCCTTATTGTAGGCAGACACAATAGAGGAGATGTCTTTCTCTGGTTTATTAATCTTAACCATATTGGCATAACGGTCAGGGAATGTGGCAATATATGATTTCAGGTTAGATTTACCCATCATCTTGTGGGACACATACATAACCGCAGATACATAATCCCCTACTTTAAATCGACCCTCTTGCAGTACCTTAGAAAATGTAATGAAGTTATCACGCATATTACGCGCTTCTTCAGGATCTGAAGATAACGCATTAAGCTGATTTACCATATCTTGTGTCATAGTATTTCGATTAGCTACTGGTAGCGATTCTCGAACTTGCCCTAGTGTCAGCATTGCCTACTTCCTTCCGTGGTTGCACAAACTGCGTATAAACCAAGAAACAGAAAAGATGCAAGATTTTACTTTACAGTCAGTAGTCTACCTTCTACGTTAAACGTACATGAAATAACCTAATGGTGATCTATATCTCTTAAAAGGCTCCCTCTTCCACGGGGGCTTTTTTTGTGGTTCCCTGTCAAGAATACTATTCTGCCTACTCATGAAAAAAAGAATAATATTCTACATTTTAACCAAAAACACCCCAATATCGCCCATATTAGTTTTCTACTGTAGCTTTTTGTAGGGGTATTTTCCTCATATAAACTAATAAAGAGAATATTATTCTGTTTCAAAAACTTGACAGCCCATCCTCAAATTCTGTAGATCTTCGTCAGCGGCTACAATCGCAGACACCCCATTTAGCTAGTCCGAGTTCTGTTTATAAACCAAGGGATCAGGATCCGAGGTTTAACACCACAACTTTCTCACTCACCTACATCCCGCGTTCGAAAGAGGTTTCTACAATCAAAGGGGATTGCTCACCTGCTCATTCCACAGGAATAATACCGCTCGACAATCCAGGGAGTTAAAGTGAAGTAAGTATTATTTATACATTCTCAACACAGCAATTTTCTATTCATCCTTCATAAACAGACTGGCTTCCCCCGAAAGCAAGCTTTCTCCTCCATGGTCTGTTTATTCACTCTTCATAGAAAATTCTACATCTCGACAATCGGTTGGAAAAAGTTAAAATTTTTATATTTAATTTGTATAATAACTAACGAGAGAGGTAGGGCGTTTGGTACACCAATCCCACATTTGGTAAGTGGCCCCCCCACCT